TGCTGGTAGATACTGTTTGAACTGTGTAGGTAGATGAACTGATATTGAATGTTGATCCTGGCACAATACCAAAACTGTCTGCCACAAATATTGTTGTGGCTGCACCGCTGAATGGAGTCCAGCTGGTTATTGAAGTTGTCACTGATGCCTGTGTAGGATCTCCAGGAGTTACACCAGGTTCCCAAGCTAAGATTTTAGCCAATCGATGACTGTTTACCTGTTTTGGTGTAGATGCATCAGTCCAGGTTAGACTCATAACCTGTAGAGGAATATTAGCACGAGCATCAGGAAGAATAGGGCCAGTATATAAATTGGCAGGATGTGTTACATTCACAATACCTGTGTAGGTATTCATTATCTGTATGTAACTGCTTGTGGTTACAGTTGTTGGAGTAAAATAACCAATTACTGCGCTATTGGCAAAATTGGGTTGACCAGTAATACGATCATATGCAATGGCATCAACGACCACAGTCTGTGCCTGCAACTCAAAGTTCCAACCTTGGACGCTTTGAGCGAAATTATACATGTAGGTTTTTTCACTACTTGGGAATGTGCTTTCTACCTGCACATTGTCGGGACCGCCTAGCCAATTAGCCAGCGTAAGAACTCCGCCTCCAGCCATATCTTTCTCCTAAAGTTTAAAATGACAATGCTAAGGCATTGCCAAGTAGATTGCCGTTTAAGTTATTTAACCTAATGGCAATTTTAACCAGTTAAAACAACCTTAAACTATAGGACGCCATACAGAGCCATTATAGTAAGTCAAGTAATCTGTTGATGTAGTTGCCCCACCCCATGATCCATGTGCCATGGCCAAGGTTCCCGCTGTGGGACTACTTGGTGCTGATGCCAAAGGTTGTAATAAGGCAGTAGAACTTAGACTGATATTAGGACTAACAAGGGTATTGCTAGTGGCATTAAATTTCAGGTTACTATTTGCATATTGTGCCGAATATCCAGTGGCATTTGGCGCATGAGTGAGGTAATATTCGCCTGAACCAGCGTTCATTTGCACATTATTTGCATTAGTACTATCAACGGCTGTTCCTGCCTGTGTTGCAGGTGCCCATGAAAAGACTGGACTACTGACTGGCGAAAATTGACTGTAACCATTTAGACCCATACAGCGTGTGGCAAAATAATAATTGCCTGCTGATAAACCTGTGATGGCAAAGTTTACATAATTTGGTGAACCTGAGGGTGAATTAGGAATAGTATTACCATTACCTGTGGTTCTTTGTAATAAGACCCAACTAGAATCTGTGCCTGGGGAACCATTAGTGCCATACCATACTTCCATTTCTGTAATAATACCATTGGCAGGTGTTTCACTGCTGATCACAAACAAAGGCACTGAACTTGTGGGATATTGTGGTGTTGGTGTTGTGGCGCTGGCTGGCGTAAATGGCTCTCCAGGTTGTGTAACATTAGCCGCATCAATGGCCATACCAAATGTATCTGGTGTATAATAATGCGGATTCATTGTGGTATAGATTGAATCATTATAGGCTGTGCAGGTCAATTGCACACCAAGAAATCCACCTGAATCTTTGGCTTCTTTGACCTGTGTAACACGGAATGGTTTACCTGGATAATAGCCATTGTTGTATTGCCCTGGAGTCCAACCATACCATTCATGATTGATAGCCACAATATCACCTGCATTGATACCAATACCACTATAATCCATAGAAAAAGTTATAATGATATCTTCTCGACTCATAAACAATTTTCTATATCCCAAATAAGTAGCCTGGATTGAATCTGTGACAAATGGCATATTAATGTCAATATTATTGTCAGGTTCATTAGGACTTATTAGATCAGGACGATCTTGTTTTAGGAAATAATATCTATAGTCAGTCTGATTGATAATATCAGCATTAGGGAATGCAACACTGATTTTATTGGCACTGGTCTTTAGATCAGTTGGAGTTAGATTAATACCACCAATAATATGATCACTGGTTATAACATGCATGGTTGCTGTAGATCCACCAGCTTGTTCAAGACTGATGTTCATGATAACACCCCATTGACCTAGGCGTTCATCCCATTGGATCCAACTATCACAAGCATCGCTAAGATTATTAAGGTTGGTCAAACAATCATTGGTTGTGTCAAGAATACCATTAATACTATAGGTAGTGGCAGTGGTTACAGGATTTCCATCTGTGTCATAGATGCTTAAAGGTTGATTACTATAGGTATCTAATAGAGCCAACGATGCAGTATTGATATTTTCAAGAGGAATACCACAACCATAATTGGTATTGGTGAAATAATCTTGTAACACCTGTCCTGGACTTGACAAGGTATTGAGAATTTCAGCATCAACACCACCTAGACCATAGATAGCCGCAGCCTGATCATAGGTCAATTTCATAATGGCAAACACTGTATTGTGCATGGTAGTTGCTGTGGTCCATTTGGTAGCATCTGGAATAGCACTATCTTGTAAAATGGTGATAGCATCAGTGTCAGTGGTAACCACATGTTGTGTGCCAATGTCAAAATTACCACCACCATTATCAATCATATCATAGGCATAGTGTGTAGTGCCTGTGACCAATGACCCATTTTTGTAAAAATACATTTCCAATTTGCCAGCAGGTTTGGTATTGTATTGTCCGCCAACCTTTGAATGTTTCTTGGGCTGTGTATACCAACCTGTTATAGTATTGGGATTGGCAGGATCAAATATCAACAATTTGCCATCATAATAGACATTACCAAAATTAACATCACCTGATGTTTTTTCACTGAATGACAACACATACCACATGGTCTGTTGATCCGTTGAAATAATAGCATCTGTGATAATGGGTTTGGCATAACGAATTCCATAGACCACGGGTAGGGTATTATCCGTATTAGGATTCAACTGTATTTCAGTGCCTTGTGGAGTAACTTGCCCTCCACCTTGATTTTTTAATAACAGTTGAGTTATGGCATAGGTAGTAACCAAACGAATAGCAAAGGTTGTTGCAGCCACGGCAAATCCACCTGCGGCAATTTCAGCACCTGTAAAAAATAATGGCAAAATTATTGTTTCTGGCATATCCATGTCTCCTCTTGTTTCTCGTAGCCATAACGAGCATAATCTAAATCAGGTCCGCAGTCCCGTTTGGTAATTAGATAATAATCTATTTCACCAGACTCTAACATCAATCTGGCTGCATCCTGATATGATTTGAATAATCTACCTGCACTGGTGCCATTGCGATGTTCAGGTTTCACAAACCAAATAAACACATTAAGTCCACTGACTTTAAAATCCCACATGTTGGGGCTTTTTAATGCTACCAACATACCTATAACTTCATTTTCTCGTTCATCTAATAAAACAAATCCCCAATTGAGATTAAAAATACGATCTAATATCAATCTAGCAGTTTCATCACCTGACTGTCTTAATTTTTTAATTAGGCTTTCTTGACGGCATTCAAACATTAGTTTGATTATAGTATCCGTATCTGCCTTCGTGGCCAATCTTATCATAACTTCATACCAAAATTAAATGTAGTATCATGAATAGCCTGCACACGATCCATACCTGTATCCCAAAGGGGATTCTGTGGCACACCATTGCTATCATATTGTGGAGGAATGTTTTTATTCCAACTGGCTCCATTGGTATGACGAGCATTTTTTCTATTTTCTAAAATTGTTTTAAATGAACTACAATTTAGACTTAGAGTAAAGGTATCATAATCATCCATACGATCTTCTTGTATGGTATAACTGGTTACAATACCTGTATATCTCAGTTGTGGTGTGTCAATTAGATGATAATTTTCATCATAAAATCCACGCCACATCTGTATCTTGGCACCTTTGATACCAGCATGATATGTGCCTGTGGCAGGATTATAACCTATCTCAAGAACTAGGCGTATTTTATTAGGATCAATACCTACTAATGAAATCTGTGTATCATAACTGGTAGCTGATAGATCACGCTGATGTCCACTGATAGCCAATAATCCACCAAGACCAGTATAGGTGCCACTTGAGATTGAACTTACACCATTTTGATCTGTAACTACTTCATTTTGAAAACTGGTGCTAACACAATAAACAGTGGCAGTAGAACTCAATGGATCAGTAATGCTTAATCTAATAAATTCAGCATCACGAATATTAGTAGAATTTAAAGCAGAATTAATTGCCGGTGTAAATGTAGTCATTAAACATCTCCTGTCCATTCATATAATTGAAACGCTCCACTCCATGTAATTAGTGCTGTGGATCCCCCAGGATTAAATTTGTAAGTAGGCATGTTATTACAAAATACTTTGAATTCAACTGCATTTCCTACTACTATAGTTTGATTGTTAGTGGCAGTGCCCATAAAATTAGGACGGTGTGTGGTTAGTGTGACTGTGCTACTTGATCCTCTATAGACATCTTGTGTTACAGTGGTTGGATATGGAAGACCATTGACCTGAATAAAATCACCTTGTTTGAACAAATAGGCTGAATTTGAGATTGAAGGTAGATTACCTAATACCAAAGTGGTGCCTGTCCAACTTTGAACAGTGGCAGCACTTAATGCTGTGAGATTAGCATCACCTTGATAGGCCAACATGTAACTCAAATTAGGATTATTACTAAAACTAATAGTTTCAGGATATCGACGATCTAGATAATCAATAGATTCAATAAGACCACGAACTGTTTTATAATCTGACATGGCAGGCACTGTGACATTTAATTTCCAAGCATTGCGTGTAGGAGTTTCACTAACACGGGGAATCTCACTACGGCTATATTGAATGCCTAAAATTTTACGACGATTAAACTCAATAGTTTCTGCCAGATCAATAATTGTTTGTATACCCATAATAGTTCCTTATCTTGCTCTCATTGGCAGTTCACGACGGGCTTGTTCAACTAGGCCAAACATGGTCTGACGATTTTCTGCAAATAGTTGTGCTACTGATTTGGCATCCACTGCCTGTATGTTATAAAAATGATTATGCGTGTCACCACCGCCACCTAACATTGCGGCAGTATCTTTGGCACTGGTCACATTGGCTGGACCAGAAACTATTTCAGGACCTGCTTCGCCCACAATACCAAACCCACCTGCCGGAATACTACCACCATTAGCGTGAAATAGACTTGCGGCACTAGACATCAATCCACTGAATGTAAATTCTGTGCTGGCACCAATGGCTTTGAATAGGTTAGCGGCAGCGGCTTTCAATTCAATCTTGGCAATGTCTTGTATAATGCTGGTGGCAAAATTACTAAAACTTAATTTACCAGTCATAACAAAATTGTCCAATGCTGAATTCATGCTATTGGTTACAGAATTAAACATGTCTTTGGCTCTTTGTGCATCATCAGTGGCTTTGTCAACAAAGTCCTTAAAGGCCGCTGTATAACCTGTATCAAAACTTCTACTAGCAGTTGATAATTCTTTTAACTTACTAAT